ATCGGCATCGTTAGCCAGAGCGATGCCACGAACGATCGGTTGGGCAACGTCGGTCTCGGTGACCTGCCCGACGGTCCTGGTCTTAACACGGGCGATCGCCTGCGACGTGTCGGTCTCGGTGACCTGATTGAGCCCGATAGTCTGCTGCGCAGCAGCGTAGGACGGGACGAACCACCGCCAGCGATCATGGCGGTCTGTCGGCCTATGGCGATAAACGCCGCCCCAGGCCATCGCTCAGTCCCTTAGATCTCTTCCCAGCAGATCGTGGCGGAAACCGTGATCGAATCCGCGGGGGCCGCGAGGAGCCGCAGGGCCACCGGGTCGTTGGCGGCCGAGATCCTCGGACGCTTCTCCGGGGTCGGAACCCAGATCGGCCCGGCCTGACGGATGTTCCAGTAGATGGTGTCGATCAACGTCCCCCCGGTCGAAGCCGATCCCTGTCCGACCACCGCTGCCCCGGCCGTGGGGTTACGATCATGCACACCGACCTCGGTCAAGGCCGTACCGCCCCCGCCCCCGGTCACACCACGATAGACCCCGATCCGCAAGACCTCCTCGTTCGCATCTCCGAGGTCCGACGTCTGGCACAGCTCCAACCAGTGAAGCACGATCGGGACATCGGCCGCAGCGGTGATGTGGAACAGATCCACCGCGGTCGAGACCGCCTGCGCATCCTGCGACGCCGTGTACAGGAACCCCATCACATCCTCCTCATGCTCTCTAGGGAGTTCGAGCTGATCGGCAATCCCGACTTGGATACGGCCTCACCGAACGCCGCGCCGAACCCCTGCCAGGTGTCCGACGAGATCGTCAGGGTGCAGGCCACGTTGCCACCAGCACCGTCCTTGCGGTCGTAGGACGCGGTCTGGTTCCCGTAGTCGTACTCACCCAGGTTCGTACCGTCGGTCGAGATCGAACCAACGGCGGCCTCCCCCGAGTGGAACACGTAGACACAGACCGTATCGCGGCTCGCGGTGGTCGCGATCGTGACGGCCCCCCCGTTGTTGGTTCCAGCGCCGGAGTCGTTCCCGGCGGATGAATCCAGCTCGACACTCCCGCCGCCATCCGTCGTGACGGTGACGCAGCCACCCCGGTACGAAGTCCCTCCGGTGTCGATCGTGATCTCGACGGTCTGGGCTCCCGAGGGGATCCCGTTCGCCAGGAACACATGGATCGCTGAGTCGTCCGCGCCAGCCGTGTGGAGCCGAGGTGAGCCCGTGATCTCCGTGGCCGAGATGCCCCCGTACGTAACACCCAGGATCGGCTGGGCGGTCGAACGGTTCGTCGCGGCGAGCACGATGATCGCCGCCTTCGGTGTTCCGACCGGCGTGTGCGTCCAAGACTGCGTCGTCGAGCTGTTCGCGGCGGCGGCCGAGTAGGCGTCGAAAGCGATGCCCATCGGCCATCACCTCACGATGCCCGGAAGAACCCCGCCGCGTCGATCTGCGCCGTGATGTTCGACCCGTCGGGTGTCACCGAGAAATCGTGCAACGTCATCGGGATGATGTTCGTGTCCACTCCGGTTCCGGCCGGGTCGTACCCGATCACGATGTCGGTCCACACGTCTCCGCTCGAAACGCTAGTCCAGGTCTGATCCGGGATGTCGAGATCCACCCGGTCGTTCACGTCGTCCGGCGCGAACGCCGCGAGATCGGCTCCGACCAAGATCTTCCGGGCATAACCCGTGTTCGTGACCTCGATCACGTTCGCATCCCCGATCAAGGTGCTGAAGGTGTCATAGCCCCGGATCGTGTCATCGGTCGCCGCTCCGGCATTGATGACCATGACCACCAACTCACACCCGGACGGGTCGTTCGTGTCGACACGGTTGTAGAACTCCGCCACCCGGCCCTTCGAGATGTTGAATACGACGTTCGCCATCTATCCCTCCTAAGCGAAATACGTCACGTCCACGTTGGCCGAAGCAGCGGTCTGGATGATCCTGATCCCCGCCAGGTCTCCCGCGACGAACAGATGATCCCCGACGGCGATCTGGTGCCCGACCGATGCCGTCGGAGCGTTCCCGTCGAACCGCACCCTGACCGGCTGCGTCGTGACGGTGATGAGCGCCGCCTTCGCCTTGGCCGGGACCGTGAGCGCCGTGGACGCAGCCAAGCTCGTGATCTGCTGGAAGCTCACGACCCTCAGACCGTCGAACTTCACGGTCGCGACCGATCCTGCCATCAGACCGTCGCCTCCTCTGTTGCCTTCTCGTCGTCGGAGTCGGACTTCTCCTCCGCATGGGCACGGCAGAAGTCTCCGACCTGAGCCTCACGCGGGCATTGCTCGACCTCGCCATCCTCGTTCCGGAAGAAGGCGATGCACCGCATCGAGGTCGCCGCGGCGGGCATATCGATCAGCTTCGCCGCGGCCTTCCCCTCAACGAGGTCGTCGAGGTGGAAGCCGTTGTAGCGATCCAGGTCGCGGTGACCCAACAGGTGACGCTCGACGAGGATCCTCTCCTCGTCGGTCCACCCCAGTTGCTCCTGTGCCTGTTCAGAGTCGAACAGGTGGTTCACGAACCGGGCCTGAAGGCCCTTGTGGATCTCAGGCATGCCGAGGGCGTTCATCGCGCGCGTCGTGGGACGCACCACGTACTTCGCCCTTCGCGGTACTGAGATGAAACGCATGTGGGACCTCCTACTTGCGGTAGCCGAACACCAGCAGCCGCACGTCCGCGACCGCTGATTGATCCGTCGCCGTCTCCTCGGTGTTGAAGGCGTCGTAGACCAAGAGCTTCTTGTTCGTGAGGTCGACCATGAACTCGCGACGGTCCGCCGCGGTCACGTCCACCTGCTGAACGACGATCGCGAGGACGTCCGCGAAATCGTCCCAGATCGCGGAGATGGACTCCCCGCCGACCACGTACGGGTTGCCGAACGCGATCTTGTACACGGCCATCCCGATCGGCCGTGAGCCCCTCGCGTCCACCTTGCGCCAACCGCCCTTCCCGGGCGCCTCGGCCTGAAGCGTGAGCGTCGATGCCATCTATGCCACCTGCCTTTCGCCCTGGAGGGGGCCCGAAGGCCCCCTCCTCGCGTCCCCTGTTAGCCGGTGATGTTCTTCCCGACCCCGTGGACCTGGGGGTTCATCACGACCCACCCCAGCTCCGTGAGGTACTCGTCCTTCCAGCCGTCCAGGTCGGGAGCCTGGATGTCCGTCCGGAGCTTCGTGTCACGGTTCCGCAGGAAGCGGTAACCGATCTTCGCGGGATCCACGGCGAGCATGTACCCACCGAACCCCTCGTCCGCCGTCCCGACGTAACCGTTCTCCAGGAGACGGTGCTTCGTGAACATCAGGTTCCCGTGGGAGGTGACGAACTGCTTCACCACCATCCCGAGGGACTGGTCACGCGGCACGAGCTGGAGCCGGGCCACGGCGAGCTGGTCGAGCACGGAGATCGGGGTCGCCGCCGCGGCCACGAACTTCGTGTCGGATCCACCCGTGTAGTGGAACAGGTCCTCGCACCAGTCCTCGACCTCGGCCTCGGTCATCACTCCACCGAAGTCCTTCACGTTCGAGGTGGCGTAGTACAAGAACCCGCCCGTGTACCGGATCGGGTTGTTCGTCGAGGTCGTGTCGATGTCACGCTCGCCGAACAGGATCGTGCGCTCGATGTCGATCATGTGCTCGATCGCCTTCTCGGCACGCAAACGCGGCTTGTCCGGCCCGGTGTAGTTCTCGGACTCCGACTGCGAGCCCGTGACTCCGAACGGGGTGCGGACGATCTGGGTGTAGTTGTACGGATAGGACTCGACGTTCGACTTCTCCGCCCCTGCGTTCGCACCCTCCGCGTACGCATTGCCGAGGATCAGCACGTTGTCGTTGTCGACCAGCGCCGCGGCCGCGGTCGGACCGACCGAACGAGCGACGTTGATCGACGTGGAGCTGACGACCGTGAGCACCCGCATACGCTCGCCGGTCCTCGGAACGACGATCACGTCACCGACCGAGAAGTAGTTCCCGTGATCGACGGTGAAGGTCGTGTCGCCCGCCGTGTAACCACCGCCGTTGTTGATCGCGGTCCAACGCGCGGGCAGGTCCTTCTCGATCCACTCGAACTTGGTGTTGTACACCGAAGCCCGAGATGCCTTCTTCGACAGCACCGTCAGGGGCGCGGCCGACGGGTCGAGGTACTGGATCTTGCGCGAGACATCGCGTACGCGCCTCGATGCCGGGATGTTCTCGGTCGACTCGGCAGCCCTGATCGGTACCTGGGTTGCGGGGTTGTGTGGCACCTGCGGTTCACCTCCCCAGAGGTCTCAACGTTCCAAGGTTCCCTTCGCTGCGAGGGGGCCCGTTCCCGGACCGTGCCTAGCGTGCGCTGCCGAACAGCGGACCCTTCTGGAAGCGCTTCTGATACCAGTCCACCGCTTCGTCGAACTCGTCCTTCGCGGGAGCGGCTTCCGAAGCCGGTGTCCCTGACGAGGTTTCGACATGCGCTTCCACTCGCCGCCGAACGGCTCCTCGCGGCTTGGGCTGTGTCCCTGGGGAGGGAGAGCCTGCCGACGTGATCGTAGCACCTGCTCGTTGCCGCAGGAAGTCGGTACCGCCCGGGACCCTGAAGATCTCCGGACGGGCGTTCGCGATCTCGAACAGGAGGTTACGGTTGTCCAACGCTTCGTAGACCAGCTCCAGGTGCTCGCGGTTCGCCGGGGACAGCGGCACCCCCGCGCCCACGAGCGCCTCCATCGCCTCGCGCATCGCCATGTCCGTGTCGTCGCCCTGAGCGATCTCGTGCTCGGACTGGAACGACAGGATCGTCTGCGTCGCCTCGGCGAGGAACGCCTGGTTCTGTTGCTGCGATGCCTGCTGAGAGATCTGCTGAGAGATCGGGCCGAGGCGCTCGGCGATCGCTTCGTCCAGACGCTTGTCGAACGCCTCCTCGGCTTGCAGCCTCTCGGCCAGCTCGGGATCGGATTCCATCAAGCTCTGAAGCACGACCTCCCGAAGCTGCTGATGCTCCGCCTTCTGTCGCTCCAGTTCCGCGACGAGGGCCTTGTTCTCCTGCGCGACACGGGTGAAGCCGCCTTGGAGATCCTTGTATCCACGCTGGAAAGCATCGAGAGACGCGTAACGCCCGGCGTAGAGCTGCTCGGGCTCGGAGGTCTCCTCGATCTCGGTCTCCTCAGGGGTCTCGGTCTCTTCCGAGGGCCCCTCGGTCTCGATGGTTTCCTCCGGGGAGGCAAGGGGACCTTCGTCCTGGTCGTCCTCGTCCTCGTCGCCGATCGTGGTACGGACCGCCGTCTCGTCATCAGGAGAACCTGCGTCGTCCTCGTAATCATCCCGCAGGAAATCCACGCCGGATGTGTCCTCGTCGTCCGACCCGACGGGGAGACCCAACATCGAACCATCCACCATCTACCTACTCCTCCTCTTGGACCAACCGCTGAAGGCTGTCCATGACGCGCCGACGTGCCTTGCTCACACGGTCGGGAAGATCGAGGAGATACCAGACGGTCATCGCCTGACCCCTCCACAGGAACCATTGCTGTGGATCCTTCTCGCGCTGGCAGCGCAGATCGAGGTTCGCAGCCTCACGCCGAAGCTGCTCGGTGATGTATCCCCATCCGTACGAGGAGAACATCCGCTCCATCTCGTCGTAGCGGGCCAGCTCTTTCTCCAGATCCACGACCAGACCCGAGAGATCCTCGGGGATCTCTTCGTCCGGCGGAAGGAAGCGCGGGTCGAGCGTGGGATCCCAGCTCACGGTTGCTCCTCAGCGGCCTGGTCCGAGGCTCCCTGCTGGGAGCCCGCTGCACCAGGTCCGGGGACCTGACCCATCACGGCTTGGTTCTGCGGGAACGGGATGATGTTGCCGAACTCGTCGGTCATCATCATCTGCTGCATCAGCTCCAGATCGGGCATGCCCGTGAAGTACGGCAAGAGGTTCTTCTTGCCGAAGGCTTCGAGCGTATCCTTCACGAGCTGCGGGACGGCTTGGGGCATCACGCCGGAGACCGTCTGGAGCAACGTCATCGCCTGTTCCTTCGCGACGGTCTCGGTCTGGGTCGAGGACATCGTCTCGATCGTGTAGTCGAGCGCACCCTGGACGCCCTCGGGCGTTATCGTCGCGAACAGCCATTGCCCGTTCGGGCCGAGGAGGCGGATGAACTCCTCCTCCTCGGTGAACTGCTGCACGATCGAACCCCAATGCCTCGCGAGCGGCAGCAGCGCCATCAGCTCCATCTGCTTGACCTTCAGGGCAACCTTCGTGTTGCCGGACTCCGTCATCAACGAGACCCCGGTCGCGGTGCGGTTGACGCCTTCCTCCTCGGTCCCGAGGGTGAAATCGCTCACCCCGGAAGTACGCTCGATCAAACGCTCGACCTCCGCGGCCTCCTCGAAGGCGGAGCTGTTCACGTCCCCGAGATCCAGCGGCATGATCGCCTCCGAGGGGAGGTAATCCCCGCTCACGCGCACGATCGCGCCAGGACGCACGACGAGGTCTCGCTCGTCCTCCAACGCCTTCGTGTTGACGGCGAACATGCGGTCCATCGTGAGACGGACGTTGTCGATCCGTTGGTTCACGAGCGCGTTCGCGAGATCCTGAAGCCCCTCGACCGCCTCTGCCTCCCCCGCACCCCAGAACTCCCCTTCGAGGAGATAGTCGACGAAGCGTACGAACGGCTTCTCGCCGTGCCAGAACGGGTTCTCCTGAGAGCGGATCACCGCGGTACGGTTCGCGATCGTCACGACGCGGTTCGAGGATCGGAACCAGAACTCCAGCAGCTCGACGGGGCGACGCGTGGTGTCGTCGGAGTCCCCATCCTCTCCGATCTCGGACTCACGGATCTCTTTACCGGACTCCTCCTCGGAGGTGAACAGCTCGTCGATCGTCGAGATATGGGACGGGAGGCGATACACACCCGCGTCGATCAGGTCCTGAAGCTCCGACAGCTCGCGGTAGGAACGCTGGATCACGTAGCGCGCACCCTGGATGTCGGTCGCGTCCGGCGCGGGCCAGAAGTTGAAGATGTCGACCCACGACGCCGAAGGACCCTGGTACTTCAGGTACTCGTACGGCTCGGCGACCATCACCGGGTTGCCCATCTCGTCGAGGACCGGCTCCTGCGTGGGGACCTGCGTCATCTGCGTGTTGCCGTCCATGTCCGTGACCGGCGACCCGTCCGGAGCCAGCTCCGGTTCACTGAGGAGGACCTCGCGCACCATCGGGACCATCTCATACGCCTTGGAGAACTCCTGCGCGTAGAAGGTCTTGACGATCCCGGTCCCGAACTTCAACGCCGACTTGATCGCGAGGATCAGCTCCAGATGGAGGTTCACCCGCTCAGCGGAGTACCGCAGCTTCAGCTCCATCGCCTTCGCGGGGATCACGTCCTCCGGTCCGACCGGCATCGCCGTGAACCACGGCAGTTGCGCGACCATCCGTGGCACGAGGTTCTCGATGATCGAGAACACGTAGGGGATCGGCACGGCCGAACGCCACCCCGAAGCCCCAGAGGTCCGGTCGACCCAGTTCCGGTAGGCCCTGTGGTACTTACGCCACTTGTCCTCTTTCGACCGCCGCGCCGAATCGGCCGCCGTGAACGCCTGCATGCACTCGCCCAGAAGCTCCGCGTGCGCGGTCTCGTCGACGGGATAGAGGTCGGGTGTCCCCGGGGGCGGCGTGTAGGTGGCCTCCGGCCCTGGCATCGACTAGCCCTTCTTCTTCGTGCCGCGCGCGGTGGACTTCTTCTTCACGACCTTGCCCCCGTACTTCTTGTCCCAGCGCGCCGCGATGTCGGGGTGCTTCGCGTGCATGTACTTCCGCTGCTTGTCCGATGCGTAGGGCATCTCACGCCTTCTTCGCCGCGGGCTTCCTCGCGACCTTCTTCGGCGGCGGATCGAACTCGGGCTCGACCGGAGAGGGCCCACCGATCACCACATGGACATGGTCGGGGGCCTCCGAGATCGTCGCGAGGTGATCCCCGGGCGCAACGAACTCCGCCAGGATCACCACCGCCCCGTCCGGCAGCACACGCTCAACGGTGAACGTCCTCGACGACGGCATCCGGTTCCTCCTGTTCGTCCTCGAACTCGATGTGACCCGCGGGCCCGCCTCTGCGGACGGGTCTGCGCTGCAAGGGTACGGCTACGGGGCGGTGGTGTCGAGCCATCTGGAGGCACCCGGCCGCCGCGATCACGCGGTCGTCGTGGCACCCCTCCTGGGCCGCAGGCTTGCCGGTGTCGTCCCGGATGAAGGTGAAGCACTCCCGGATCGTGTCGGCGTCCGGCATCTTCCCCGTGCGGTCCCGCAGCCACGCCGCGAACTCGTCCAGCATGATCGCGCGCTTCCCCTCGGTGCTGACCCACCCCGCCGACTGCGTCAGTTGGTTCCGACGACGATTCATCGTGCGATCCATGAACAGGTTCGGATAGTCGAGGTCGTCCTTCAAGATCCTGACGACGGTCTCGCCGGAGGAGTGGTTCCGCTCGACGCCCAGCAGCGCCGGGATGCGGTTGTGGGTCCGCGGGTTCTCGTGGGAGTAGAGGTAGCCCAGCATCGAGAGCTGCCTGGCGAACGTCTCGGGGGGGACCCGGCCGTGGTAGATCGCGACGTAGGACTTCTTCGTGATGTCGTACACCCATGCCGCCGAGAAGTCCCGGCCTCCCTGCTCGCGATCGGACGTGTAGACGGAGTCCCGCTCACCGGAACGCTTCCCGGTCGCGGTGTCGGCGAAGATCACGTACTGCCCGTCGACGTTGTCGCCGTCGGGGGCCTTCGTGCGGTCGCGCACGCGCGGATGCTCCCACACCCGCAGCAGCCCCGTGAGCGCCGGGACCCGCGCGATCGCCCCACCACGTTCAACGAGACGGAACCGCCCCAGCGCCGGGGTGGAATCGTGCTCCCACTCCAGGAGGTTGTCCTCGTCGAAGAAGCAGTTGCCCGAGACGAGGAACGCCTCCCGCGCGGTCGCGGGGTACTCCTGCTTGAACACGTTCTCGTCCCCGCGAAGCTTGTCGCGGATCGTCGCTCGCCTCCATGCGATCTGCTCGACCGCCAGGTGGTAGCGACCCTCGTCGTCGACGGGGAGCTTCAGGACCCGCAACGAGGGATGGACCTCGAACCCGACCCCCATCGCGAACGATTCCCACTCCGAGAGCGATTCCATGATCTGTGTGGATTGCTCGGTGGTGACGACGCGGGAATATTCGCGGTGGATCCACCACGGCAGGAACACCGGGACGAACGAGGAGTCCCCCGCCTCGGAGTCCTCCCACATCTGATGGAAGGTGTTCCCGACCCCGTTCGCGGTCGACTCGATGATGACTTCGGAGTTGTCGTCAGGCACCGCCTGCATCAGGGCGGTCCAGGTCTCCTCCGGCTTCTCCCAGAACCCCAGCTCAGAGGCGTGCACCATCTGGATCGTCGCTCCACGCCCGGCCGCCACATCCATCGCCGTCTCGACCGTGAGCTTCGAGTTCAGCCCCTGTCCCTCGACCGTGTCGTAGTACAGCTCCCACCCCCGTCTCGAGGAACGCTTCGCCGGGCGCAGCGGATCCGGCAGGCGGCGATCGAACAGCTCGTAGATCCCGAACAAGATCTGCCCTCGCTTGCGCTGGTCGGCGATCACGAGCGCGTTCTGGTGCTCGTACAGCGTGACGCGGCGATAGAACCTCGCCGCCGTCCAGGTCGAGATCCCCTCCTGGCGAGCCTTCAACACGATGATCCGCACGCGGCCCTCGGTACGCATCTGCTCGGCAGCGATGTGGGAGATCACCTTCTGCGCGGCGTTGAACACGAACGGCTCCAGCACCGCAGCCTTCGTTCGGATCACGAGGTTGTCGGCGCAGTACGCCTGAAGGTCACCGCGGTAGCGCGCGATATCGGGGTCAGTCGCCTGAGGCTGGAGAGACATCGACGGCCCTTGCCCGGATGCGATCCTCGATCGAGACGACCTTCGTTGCCTCGGCGCGCGCGGTCTTGCCGACACCGTTGAACGCCAGGATCGCCTTCGCCGAAGCCAGGCGATCGGACATCTTCTCCGAGGCGAGCCCCTCCTCCAGGGCGGCCACCGCTGCCGGGCCGAGGTAATCGAGACGAGCGCGGATCATGTCGGCAGCTTCGGAGCGGATCTGGGCCATCATCTCGGCCTCGACCTCGGCGTAGAGCTGGACGAAGTCGTCGTCGCGCTGCCAGCGGGTGATCCTCGATAGCGGGATCTGCTGCTCGGCGGAGATCTCTTTCGGCGCGCGACCCTGGATCAGACCGATCACCACCGCCGTCATCTGGACCTTCGAGTTCTCCGCGACCTGGCGGATCGTCTTGGAGGACAGATCGGTCGAAGCACGCTCAGACGACATCGTCGACCTCCGGTCCGAGGTAGGACTCGATCAGCTCGGGGGTGGCGATCTGCGGAGCCTCGGCCCCTCTGGGCTGGTGCCACAGGTTCTGGTCGGTCCCGCGTTCGAGCACACCCTGGCCCTCGGTCTCGTCCCAGTACCGATCGACGCGATCGTGACCGAACACCTCGTCGAGGCTGTCGGAGTCGTAGTAGTTCGCCTTCGACCTGGACGGGGTCGCCGAGGTGTCCAGACGGATCGAGAGCAAGCGGCGGCGGAAGCACGACGGACATTCACCCCTGGCCGATCCCGATGTGGCGGGGGATCCACAGACGCAGCTCGCCACGACCGCCATCAACTCACTTCCCCCCTGAGACCCCCGGCCCAACTCACTTCCCCCCTGAGACCCCCGGCCTCGGCGGTTTCAGATCCCTGGCCGCGGCTTCACGATCACGCAGCATCTGTCGCATCGAGCGCGCCTCAGCGCGCTCCTCGGCTCGCAGCCATTCCTGGTCGGCCCGGGCGAGCCGTGAGGCTCGCCGATGGTATCCCTTCTTCCTCGGCATCGTACGGCGATCTTACCCCTAGCCAGCTTCTTCTTCCTCCCCGCGACACAGTCGCGGGCCCCGGGGCATTCCCAGCGGTGCTTCCCACCCCCCGCGCAGAACATCGCGCTACGGTTCCAATGACGGTTGCGGGCATAGGCAGAACCTTCCGTCTGACGGCGCTCCCGGTGACAGGGGGCTCGCCCGGCAGGGGGTGACTCTCCTGCCCGGGGTCTGGCTGCCTGGTGTTCCTCACCGGCCCGGTGGTCAGCGCCACCGATCGTGAGTCGGATCCTACACCCGAGCCCGGATCCGGTGTCAAGCCGTGAGGTGAACGCCCCCCCGGTCGGTGTCGCTTCGCCCCCAGGGACGGCAGAACCCCCCGGTGCTGAGCTGACCGGGGGGTCCTGACCGACCGTGTGAGGTAGACCGACCCGGGTCCCCGTGGAAGAAGCCCGGATCGATCGGTACCGTAACACAACCTCGGCCCAGGGATCCAGGGGCTTGCATCTGTATGCAGCACCGGTGTAGATTCATACCCACACCGACCGGAAGGAGGCCCCGTGGAGGAGATCTGGCACGCAGGCATCAACGACGATCTCGCCGA